ACTAAACTATTTGATGGGGCTGTAATGAAGATAGCCGAATACAATGAAATGATGGCTTATCTGACTCGACCCGAGCCAGAAGTTTTACCACAACCCAAACCACAAGAACTTTTAGATATTCAAGAAGAAAATAAAATTGAAAGACAACAAGAAACAATGGACAAAGCTAGTCCTTTCTTGATGGATGAGTCTCTAGATTTTATTAGGAGAGAAAATTTTAATATAGGAAGCGATCCAAGAGAAGATTTTACAAAGTTTAGAACACTAGATGAAGAGATAGAAACACTTGGTAAAAAACAAGGAGAAAAATTTTTACGATATTTAGGTATATATGGAGATGCATCTTTTTATCAACCTGAATTATCTATCACAGAAAAAAACACAGCAAAAGATTTTAAAGGTAAAAAACAACTTAGCGAATGGTGGAAAACAATACCTAATCAAAAAAGACGTAATGTACGTCAATCTTTTAAAGATTATGAAAATTTTGTTGGAACAAAACCTGCTATTAGAAGAAAACTTTATGAATCATTAAGAACAGACAAAAAATTTTATAATGAATTTAAAAAACAAGCTGCGAAAACATCTATAACAGAAATAGCAGATGGAGGTTCTAGAACCTCTTTTAATAAAATTAAAAATGAATTTGATGATATTGTTTTTAAAAAACAAAAACAAGGAGGAGTTCCTACTAAACAAGTTACAGATGACGGCAACAAAATATTAAAAGAACTTAAAAAAAATACAAAAGATAGTTTAGCAAAAATTATTAACAAAACAAAAATACCTATCGAAAGAGTTAATTCTGCTTTAGGAGCTTTATATAGAAACAATAAAGATAATGATGGAAAATTTAGGTTTGGTAAAATTTCTTCTAAAATTCAAGAAAAATTAAATTCTTTAAGTAATATATCTGTTTCTAACATTAAATCAGAGTTAGTAAAAAAAGGACAAGCTACTAAAGAAGAGGTTCAACAGCTTATAGGAAGACCCTCAGCTGTGTTATCTAAAATACTACCTAAAGGCTCTGTGTTTGAACATACTCTTCCAAAGAACGTAACAGATAAACTTTTAGAAAATAATCTTATTGATAAAAAAACTTATGATACTTTATATAAAACAGGAAGTAGAACTTCTCCTTTTTTAAATGATTTTAAAGCTAAATTTGATATTCAACAAGGTAGGTTATTAGATAAATATTTACAAGATAAAGATTATAAATCTTACAAAAAAGAAATAAATAAAATTACAAAAACAATATCTGATAAAACAGGAGGATATAAAATTGGTTATGTTGATTTTAAAGATGGAAAGATGAATATTGTAGCTAATGCAAAACCACTTGGAGAGAGTCTTAAAAAGTTTGGCCCAGAAACTACTCAAAAATATTTAGCTTTAGACAATATTAAATATACAAATAATTTATTACAAAATTATAACAATAATCCTAACGATGAAGCTTTTTCAAGTATGTTTAATAAAAGAACTAATATAACTCCAGGAGAAAAAATTAGTAAAGAAATTGTAGAAGATTATAAATTTTTAGAGAAATCATACAACTCTGCTAAACCTTTTCTTAAATCTACAGCTAAAATTATAAATTTTGCAAAAAATAATTTAAACAACCCAGTTACCAAAGCTCTTTTTGCTAATCCCTATGGAAGAGCTGCAGGAATTGCAACAACTGCTTTAGTTGTGCCTTCAGCTTTATTAGCTGATGAATCTAGGGATGACGAGGTTTTACCTTTTATAAATAAAAATGAAGAGTTAGAAACACAAGATGAAACACAAGATGAAACAAGTTTAGCAGGAGACATTGGCGCTGGAGCTGGCCTTACAACAGGTGCAGCGATTGGTTCTAAAGCAACACAAGCAGATCCACTTAAAGGTTTAAGACGTTTTGGAAAAAAAGGCGCAGTAAATCTTTTAAAACTTTTAGGAACACCAGCAGGAATAGCAGCTTACGAAGCTGGATTAATTCCAGGACTTGATGGAGGAGTTTCAGATAGATTAAAAGAGGGCGATTCTGCAGAAGATGTATTTTTAAGAAGTCCAATAACATACGCAGGTTTACCTCTTGCAACTTTAGGACAAGAATTTTTAAAAACAAAACCTGCTCTTCAAAGAATTATGAGCTTAGGTTTGTCACCTAAAATAGTTAGAGCAGGTACACCTGTTGGTTTAGGTTTAATGGGTTTAACATCTTTATATGATTCTGCTAAAACTTTTCAAGAAGAGTTTGATGCTTTATCACCAGAACAACAAAAAAAATATTTAGAAGAACAAGAAGAATTTGGAGAAGATGTACAAGGAGCAGCCGAAGGTGGAAGAATAGGTTATTCTAGTGGATCGGATGGAACAGATTTAGCTATTAAAGAATCATTAGAAGCTTTTAAAAGATATTTAGAAGCTGGTGGCAAACTTGGATACAAAGATTTTATTGCTTTAGGCAATGAAGGTGTAAGTAAATTTTTTAACGCTGGAGGCAGAGTTGGTTTTGCTGATGGACCAAATGATCCTAGCAAAAGAAAATTTATAAAGCTTATGGGTATATTATCTTTATTACCATACGGTATTGGTAAGATGATTAAACCAGCAGCTAAAGTTGCAGAGACAGCAGCACCTGTAGTAGCAGAAGGAGTTAAACTTGGTTTTGATAAATTTATGCTGTTGGTAGATAAAATTAAAAAGCTTGGCAAACAAACAGATAACGTAACTCAAACAGAAAGAGAAGTAGGTTATGTCTATAAAGGTAAAGACGGCAATGAGTATGAGCTAGTGGAAGATTTAACAACAGGTGATGTAAGAGTTACAAAAGACAAACCTGGATTTATAAGCACTGCTGATGATACCATTGAAACCATTGAAGATAGGTCTACGTTTGTGCTTAGAAGAAACCAAGCAGATGAAACTACAAAAGGTAGAAAACCACCAGACGAATATGATGAAATGAAAGAAGTACCTGGCCCAGACGGCACATTCGATGATGTCGATGAAATAAGCGATCTTTCAGTTAAAGAGGTTTTAGATGAAATTAACTAAAACCATACCCCCTAAAAAAGGCCCTGAGTCTCAGGGGTTGCTTATTGATTATAATACTGTTAAACCTGTGAAACTGGAGAAAATAAATGGCAGACATAGACAAGTCTCTACCGAACGTAGAGCAAGAGTTAAAAGTTCCATCACCTGAAGAAATTGAAGTTGCTGAACAAGAAAAGCAACAAGAAGTTAACGAACAAGGTGATCCTGTAGAAGTTACAGAAAATGAAGATGGCTCTGTAGATATTAATTACGATCCTGCAATAGCATCTGTCGAAGGCGGAGAAAATCATTACGACAACTTAGCTGAACATTTACCTGATGATGTATTAGGTAGACTTGGTTCAACACTTTATCAAAATTATCAAGACTATAAAAATTCTAGAAAAGATTGGGAAAGATCTTACAGAGAAGGTTTAGATTTATTAGGATTTAAATACGATCAAAGAACAGAACCGTTTCAAGGTGCATCTGGTGCAACACATCCTGTATTAGCTGAAGCAGTTACACAATTTCAATCATTAGCTTACAAAGAATTATTACCAGCAGAAGGACCAGTAAGAACACAAATTTTGGGTGTACCAACACCAGAAAAAGAACAACAATCTCAAAGAGTAAAAGATTTTATGAATTACCAAATAATGGAAAAGATGAAAGAATATGAACCAGATTTTGATTCAATGTTATTTCATTTACCGTTAGCAGGATCTGCTTTTAAAAAAGTATATTATGATGAAGCAGCTTCAATGGCTTGCTCTAAATTTGTTCCTGCAGATGATTTGATTGTTCCGTACACAGCTACCTCATTAGACGATGCGGAATCAATCATACATCGAGTACAAATTTCTGAAAATGAATTAAGAAAACAACAAGTTGCTGGTTTTTATAGAGACATAGATTTAAAACCAGGACCAGTTAATGAAACAGAGGTTGAAAGAAAAGAACGAGAACTAGAAGGTCAAAGCAAAGGCAGAGACGAAGATGTATTTAATTTATTAGAATGTCATGTTCATTTAGATCTTGAAGGTTTTGAAGACATGGGTGAAGACGGTGAACCAACAGGAATTAAAATGCCTTACGTTGTAACTGTAGAAGAAAACTCAAGAGAAATTTTATCAATCAAAAGAAACTACGAAGTCGGTGATCCATTAAAAAATAAAATAGATTACTTTGTGCACTTTAAATTTTTACCAGGTTTAGGTTTTTATGGTTTTGGTTTAATCCATATGATTGGTGGTTTATCAAGAACAGCAACAGCTGCTTTGAGACAACTACTAGATGCAGGAACATTATCTAATTTACCTGCTGGATTTAAACAAAGAGGAATCAGAATTAGAGATGATGCACAATCTATACAACCTGGAGAATTTAGAGACGTAGACGCACCAGGCGGAAATATTAGAGATGCATTTATGATGCTTCCGTTTAAAGAACCATCGCAAACACTCTTAGCACTTATGGGCGTCGTAGTACAAGCAGGTCAAAGATTCGCTTCAATAGCAGACTTGCAAGTAGGTGAGGGTAATCAACAAGCGGCAGTGGGTACGACAGTAGCTTTGTTGGAAAGAGGAAGCAGAACAATGTCTGCTATTCACAAAAGAATTTATGCAGCCCTAAAACAAGAATTCAAATTAATGTCTAGAGTTTTCAAGTTATATCTACCACAAGAATATCCTTACGATGTTGTTGGCGGTCAAAGAATGATTAAACAAACGGACTTTGACGATAGAGTAGATATATTGCCAGTTGCGGATCCCAATATTTTCTCACAGACACAGCGTATTTCCCTCGCACAGTCGGAACTGCAGCTGGCTCAATCTAATCCGCAAATTCATAATTTGTATCAAGCGTATAGAAATATGTATGAAGCGCTAGGCGTTAAAGATATTGATAAACTTTTAAAGCGACCACAAGTTCCCACACCGAAGGACCCAGCGTTAGAACATATTGACTCTCTCGCTGGGAAACCATTCCAAGCTTTCCCTGGTCAAGACCACAGAGCACACATAACTTCGCATTTAAATTTTATGGCAACAAACATGGCTAGAAATAATCCGATGATTATGGCTTCATTAGAAAAAAACTGTTTTGAACACATTTCACTAATGGCACAAGAACAAATTGAAGTAGAATTTAGACAAGAGATGCAACAAATTATGGCAATGCAACAAAATCCACAAGCAATGCAAAATCCACAAATGCAAATGCAGTTAAAAATGATATCTGAAAAGATTGAAGCAAGAAAAGCACAACTGATTGCTGACATGATGGAAGAATTTATGAAAGAAGAGAAGAAAATTACTTCTCAATTTGATAATGATCCAATTGCTAAGCTAAGAGCAAGAGAATTAGACCTTCAAGCACAAGAAAATCAAAGAAAACGTGAAGAAGGTGAGGAAAGAATCAATCTTGATAAGATGAGAGCGATGATGAATCAACAAAATCAAGATGAAAAACTTGAACAGAACGAAGATTTAGCAAAATTAAGAGCTGACACTTCAATCGAAAAGACAATTTTGTCAAAAACACTACCAAATGCCAAAGATATGGGTCCTAGTAGTGTAATAGTTAGAAGAGACGACTAAAATTGTCGACAAAATTTTAAAAAAAGAGTAAAGTAATCAACAAAGGAGCTAATATGGCAGAAAAAAACAAAAAAGACCTTAACCACGAAATGTTTACGAACAAAGATGGTTATGCAACAGGTGGAGTTGAAGTTGAAATGACTGATCCAGCTGAAACACAAGAACAAGAAGTTCAAGGTCAAGGAAAAATTTTAAAAGAGAAAAATAGAAAAGCTAAGTGGTACTAATATGGCTTGGTTTAGTCTAGCAAAAATTGCTTTACAAGCAGGAAGCAAAATTTACGCGAATAAACAGAAGACTAAGATGGCTATGTCTGATGCACAATTAATGCATGCAGAAAAAATGGCCCGAGGTGAGGAAGCTTACCAAGGGAAACTACTTGAAGCGAGACAAAACGACTATAAGGACGAATTTGTACTTATTATAATTTCGGCACCGATCATTGTGTTAATGTGGGCAGTTATGTCGGATGATCCAACTGCGATGGAGAAGGTAAAATTGTTTTTCGAGTATTTCCAGTCGCTTCCGAAATGGTTCACTAATTTATGGATACTTGTAGTTGCGAGTATTTTTGGTATAAAGGGTACACAAATATTTAGAGGAGGAAAATAATGTCAAACAGAAGATTTAATAAACAAACTAGAAAAAACTTTTTAAGTGGTGGTCAAGTTAAACTTGATGCTAATAAAGATGGTAAAATATCTGGAAAAGATTTTGCGCTTTTAAAAAAGAAAAAGAAAAAAAATAAAACGGTAAAAGCATAATGGCAAAACTATGTGCAAAAGGTAAAGCAGCGGCGAAGCGAAAATTTAAAGTGTATCCATCAGCCTATGCTAATATGTACGCATCAGGCGTATGCTCTGGTAAAATTACACCAGGTGGTAAAAAAGATAGTCGTAAAAAAGCTGCTTCTGGTGGACCTATACAAATGGCTGGCATGACTCGAAAAAGAAGAGCTGGTTGTGCGTAGGTATTACTCAGAAGGCGGATTAAGAAAATGGGTTCAAGACAAATGGGTCGACATTGGAGCACCGAAGAAGGACGGCAAGTATCAACCTTGCGGAAGATCGAAGGGG